TTTTAACTACCCAAATCCTTCAAAATATCTGCCAGTGCCTCATCACTAACCCCGCTATTGTCCGTTGCTGCCGCGTTGTTACCCGTGCCGCCCGTTGCCGGTTGTGTTGGAGCAGGAGTGGGCGTTGCTGCTGCGTTGTTACCCGTGCCGCCTGTTGCCGGTTGTGTTGGGGCAGGAGTGGGCGTTGCTGCTGCGTTGTTACCCGTGCCGCCAGTTGCCGGTTGTGTTGGGGCAGGATTGGGCGTTGCCGCCGTGTTGGCACCAGTGTCACCTGTTGCCGGTTGCGTCGGTGCTGGGTTACTTGCTCGATTTGCTTCAATTTTGGCAATAGCAGCAGAGACTGCTGCAGCGACAGCCTTATCTACCGCCGTATCCACGGCGGTATTGACCGCAGTTTCCAAGTTAGCATCAACAGCAACCTTGACTGCTTTGTCTAACTGCTTTTCTACTGCATCTTTAACTGCCTGACTAAGCTCCGAAGGCTTGACTGCCAAACGCTCCAAGAATTCCTCATAAGAGGTATCCCTTGAGATGGTGCCTTTCTCAATTGCCTCTTCATAAAGGCTTTGCCTACCATCCAAGATGACGGGCATCGTATCGACACTGTCGCCGGTGACGGTAATACCGCCTTTGATTTCGGCCATTCTTAAGCTCCTAAATTATTCTCAAGGGTTAAATTCCCCTCATAAACCACAGAGCGGATGCCCTTAACTTCAACCTGAACTTCATATCGCGCCCAACGCCATGTCCAAGCCGCCGTCTGCTCGGCTGTTAAAACCGTGCCGACGCCGCCGTCTGAATTGATTGTATTGGGCTTGACGGTCAATGGAACTTTGACTGCATCCCCGCTGGTTGGTGTAATGACCAATGTCGCCGAATCCAAATGTTTAAGAGATGGATGTACATAACCTTTCCGATCCACAATAACGAAGGTTATCGGCATAGTTGTGCCGCGCTTCACTGCAAAATCAACGCGGGCAGTCATTTCAACCCATCCGGCAAATGCGCGCGTTGCTTTTCGCGCAGGTAGGCCGCACGGCAATGGTCGTCCTGCCAAAAAAACAGTGTATTTATTACGCGATACGCCATTCGGGCAACGCGGGTCGGCTGTGCCGCCAACACTGCACCTCGATAGACACGGCTGCTGACGGTTTCGTCCGGACTGCCCGCAATCATGGCGTTGGCAAGCTGATCGGCGGCGATGGCGATATTTTTAAAATATGCTTTCATATCACGACCTTAAATCTAGGACTTACCGCACGGACCGCTTCGACGGTTTCGGCCATTTCTATTTGCTTTTCCATCGCCTGCCGTTGCCCTGCAACGGTTGCACACAATGCCTCATATGCAAGGGTTTTGCGCAGGGCGGCAGCCTTGAGTTCGACCGGGTCGATGCCGCGCGACGCGGCAATTTGGTCGAGTAGCGGCGTTTTGACATTGTTATCCGCCTGCCATGCGTGAGCCTCAGCCGCCTGCAGCGGCCAAGTACCCACCTCAAAGGCGGGCAGCTTGTCCATACCTGACTTTTCGGCAACGATGTCTTGAGCCGCATTGGCGATGTCGTTAAGAGCCATCGTCTTGACAAGATTGAGATAGCGTTGCTCCGCCTCCGCTTTTTTGGCTGGGTTCTCAACCCATTTATCGCCATCCCAGTCGCAGTATGGCGACGGTGGCGGCAGCAGGGTTAGGGTGTCCGGCAGCGCGCCGACTTTGAGTACGAGCATCTCCTCGCCGTCGTCTTTCTTATACGCAACCTTGCCGCGATGGTCTTCGACGAACTCCCACTTATCGCCCGTCCAGCGGGCGACATTATTGGCAGGGATTTCAGGCGGGGTGGTATTGATGCAGCCGCCCGGGATGATATAGCTGCCGTCGCGCGCCATAATGTCGAGATCGGCAGCCACCTGTCCGATATAAAGATTTTCGTCATCAAGTTGACAGACGGGTTTTGTCCATTGGATGTTTTGGGTCATTTTTTTTACCTTTCTAAACGGTTTAAGGCAGCTTATGCCTTGATGCATGCCAGCAGGGCGATATTTCTAGGGCGGGTTTCAATGCCGCCAGCCGGGTCGGTTTGGCCGACAGTGTCAATCGATACGGTTGACGTATTGCTACCCCTGTCGGTGTCGGACATGCTTTTGACACCGATGCCGTGGCTGTGACTTCGGAATTCATCTGCCTGCCATGAGCCTATGACACGTCCGTTGTCGACAGTTCGCCCGTCATCCCAACTCCTGATAAATTCACCGCGCAAATCCGGGAGATTAAAGGTAGTTCGTCCGTCGCCTGCGCCATAAGTGGTGCCGATGAGGGCGAATAAGTTGGCATAGACGGTGCGCGACACTGCCGCGCCGTTTGCTTTTAGCCAGCCAAAGGGGACGGTGGTATGGGCAAAATAGGCGATTGCACCTGTCGGGACGCCGACGTTAAAGGTTTGGGTGTCTACTTTGGCGACCAGTCCGGGCGTATCCCAGCCAATAGCAATCTGATGCGCCGTGCCGCCCAGCCCGATTGCGCCTCCGCGCTTGATTGAGTTGTCAAACGCCTTATTGAGCGCAAACGATGACGGGACGGTTGCAACCGTGTAGTCATCAGGGTTGTGGCTTACTTTGAGGGCGGTAATAATGTCTGACCCGTCGTACTGGAGCGTGCCATCATTCTTAAGCTGTATGCCCTTGTTTGTCTTTTTATTGCGGATGTAGCCGCCAGCGGCATCAGCGCCGATGTGAAGATAATTACCGGCATCAAACAATGCCTTGCTGTCGGATACGGTGATGCTTTTGTAAAAATTGGGGTCGTCCATGCGGGCTTTTACCCTGCCCAGCTCGTCATAAAGCCAGCGTGTACGGTTTGCCAGCTCCCGTGTCGGGCGGTTGTCGATACCGTTAGGGCCGCCCTGCACAGGGTCGGAGGTCTCCCATTGGTAAATGCCCGCCTCCCAGCGGCTTATCTCGCTTAAATTTGCCATCTATGCTGTCCCTCGATTAAACGTGCCGTCCCTTAATGCTTGTCCGTTGTGCCTCAAGGAGACGTGTTGGTAATCCAATGCCGCCAAAACACATCGGGCAGGTGCAAACGCCCGCAATGTGCGCCTAAGCAAGGCTGCCTGATCGTTGGTAATGGTATTGGTCATAATGATGCGGTAATGCGCCCAACGGTCTGTACGACCGTGTGTATAACTACCGTCACGGTGGATTTCGCCGTTGTGCAGCTTATTGCTTAAGCCCTCGACGATCTCGACCTCGCCGAACCCGAGACGGCGCACAATCTCGCGTATTGCCCAGGGTGTGCCTTTGTACCTGTGGAGCTGGTAGGCACCCTTGATGAGTTTGCGGCGGGTTTCATCGCTCTCGGCAAGCCAATAGCCGTCCTCGCCCAATATGCTTCGACTCTCCGCCAACAGTTCCAAATGTTCGGGCGCGACCAGCTCAGTCAAACGCGGCATCAGCTTGACCGCGTCAATGTCGCTCATCCTCAAGCCCAAATCGGCCAACATCCGATAACGTTGGTCGCGCTCGATAACGGAGGCATAACTCAGTGTTGCCATTGTTGCTACCCCTCTGCCGTTTCGGACGATGCCCGGATATTGACGGACGTACATCTTGCCCATTGGTCGGGCTTGACGACGGTTAGGGTCGGTTTTTTAAGGACTACGTTATAAACGCCAGCGACTTTTAAAACTGTTTGGATGTCTAAAGGCACAATATCCATGCCCAATTTTTCGCTTCGCGTTACTTCATACTCCGCCCATGCTTGTTTTGCTGCCGCCAAAACCTCGGCAGCATTAACCCCGGTATACAAAACCAGCTCTGCGTCCAGCGTATAGTCGATTGCTGTCGGAGCAGTTACGGTTACCGTGTCGCAAAGCGGACGGACGCGTTCTCCGGACAAAAACCTTTGCACCTCGCTCACCAACTCCGAAGACGGCAACCCGTTTTTGGTTAATAGCGTTACCCTTACTTGCCCCCCTATCGGGAGGCCGTCCGACCCCGTTAAATTGCCCACATGTACGTCGCAAATAGCAGGGCTGACACGGCGGGCAAAATACTCATAAGCCCCGACAGGGCCTGCAACGCTAAAGCTTTCGGGGGCAAGCAGGATGCGTTGGCGGTATGCCTCATCAGATTCTTCCGCCGCGCCGCCCGTCGGCACAGTAGTGTTGACGGCTGTAACGCCGTCAATCGGATTGATAAGCGTATTAACCTGCCCTGCGGCAAAACCATTACCGGACACGCCGGTTTGGAGGCAGATAGCCTCCAAATCCAAAGTACGGCTCGACGGCGAGAGCGTGCCGGATACAACCGTCCGAAACACGGTCGCCCCGGCGGCCACTTGAGTGCCTTGTACAATCAAAACAGGCTCCGCTTTGGCGGCAACCAACGTAAAACGGATGGTGCATCGGGCGGCAGAGGCCTCAAGCCGCGGGGTGTTGACGTCATCGCCGCACAAATCCAGCATCAACCCCGTTGCAAAACGCGGGTGCTGTTGGCGATAAGCTTCATTGAATGCTTTTCTCGCCAAAGTCTCGCGATAAGCGTAGGTATTGATGAGCAGCCGCTCGATGTGGGCGGGTTGCAGAGTTTTACCACTGCGGTTCTCATAGTCGGCAATGGTTTGTGCCAGCACTTCAGCGAGATCGTCTGGAACCACCTTAACCTCTTCCCGCTTAAGTTTGCTCAAATCCATACTGCCTGCTCCAAGATAATGTCTGTCGTATAAATCTCGCCCGCAACCTCATCTGAGACGCGCCAGTAAACCGTCATCGTCAGATGCGGCGCAGCGCCGCCGAAAATAATGTCTTCGACCACCACCCGCTTCTCCCACGTCTGTATTGCCAACATGGTCGAACGCACGATATTGGGGACAAACACATCTTCGGGGGTGTCCAGCCATTTGTAATGGTCGGAGCCGAAATCAGGACGGGTAACGTCCGCGCCTTTGCGGGTGGACAGGATATTGCGGATACATTGGTCGATGTCGTCCGCACCCTGAACCACGCCCGAACCTTCAGGTGCGAGCTGCCAGTGTTTTGAGATGGGCGCGGCGTAAAACATCAAAAAATCCCTGTATCGCTTATAGATACAGGGATTGTAGAGAAGGCCGTCTGAAACGCCTTTTAATGCGGTTTAATGATTTTTCGGCTCGCCGGTTTGTCCGCCTGAATCGCCGTCATGGATGTGCTTGCCGATATTGATGCCGTTGACGATAAGTTCGCCTTCAATGATGACTTTACCCTTAATATTCGCCGCCTCACCTCCGCCGGCATTACTGGCCGTCAAACCTGCGGTATAAGTCAACAGCCCTTTTACCGTCGCATTGCCCGTGATTTCTGTCTCCGGTGATTGGATGTCTACTTTTTTCGCCGCTTTTATTCGGACTTTACCCGGCGTCTCAACGACTACTTCGCCGCTACTGCGGTCATGTGAGATGACCGTGCCATTGGTAAACCGTTTGACCCATTTGTTTTGGTCGGATACCGGTGGCTTATCTGAGGCATTGTAAATCGCGCCGATAACGCAGCCGGTCTCACCCCGCACATCCAGCAGGCAGACAACCAGTTCGCCCACATCGGGGAGGCTGTAAAACCGGTTACCGCCCGCCGCAGGGGTCGCCATAGGTAGCCAGTCGGTTACCATGTCGTCGAGTACGGGAATTTTTACCCGCAAGCTGTGCGCCGCCGCATCAATCGCCGATACAATGCCAAATTGCATCGTTGCCGTAAAATCATGAGTGTTCATTGTTTTCCTCCTCGTCTGCGACATACTCCGTCATTTTGATCTCCAATTCGGTCGTCCATCCGCCGTGGCGCGTGAAATCATGTCTTGATTGCTTGACCAGATATTTACCTGAGAACTTGCCAAATCCTTTAAGCCGTACCATTTGACCTGCCACCAACAGCGCATTGCCAACCAGTGTAACGGTACCCGCACATTGGTCGTCCTGCGCATCTGCCAATTTGGCATCTGCCCTGGCATTTAATTGGGCGGTACTCTCCCCCTTATTAGGCACGATACGTAATGTATCGCCCGTACTGCCGTGTTTGGCTTTGCCGCGTCTTGATTTGCTGCTGCGGCTCGCCGACACGGTCTGTTTGGATTTAGGGTCGTAGCCTTTGACATCTACTTTAGACGGAACCCCCTTAATCAAATCGCGCAGGCGGATACGGATGATGTCCTCGGGCAGCAATACGGCAACGGCAGGACGCTGTTTTAGTTCGGTATTATCGGCAAATACCAGTTTGTTGCCGACGATTTTAAAGCTGTGGCCGTACTCCTGCGCCAAACGTGCCAAAAACTCGATGTCGCGCTCTTGGTACTGCGTAACACGTTTGATGGGGATGTTTTTGACCGTACCCGTTACCTCCAGCTTCAAACGGCCTGCCACCTGACGGACAATGGCGGCCAGAGTCGTGTTTTCATACGCCTTACCGCGCAAAGTGCGGCTAGACTTGGTAATCCCGGTCGATAGGGCCTTCAGGCTGACCGTCGACGGCGGATGGTTGTACTCAATCTCGGCAATCTCAAATTTGCCAAAAGACAACAGCCCGGTAAATTGGTCGCCCAGGCTCAAAGACAAAGCATCACCCTGTTCGGGATACCAATGACGCAGCCAGCGTCCGTCCGCATCCTCAAACTCAACCTGCAATTCGTCCGACTGCCCCTCAAGATAATCGGTATAGCTAAACGAAATCAGATAAGGCGCGACATCTGCCGTTATATCCTTGTCTTCGTAAGACAGGACAAAATCGGGCATGGTAACCGGATGAGTGCTGCCTCCGCCGTCAAGGCCTTTTGATTTTAAAAACGCACCTAACGCATCCACCACGGTAGCTCCTCTTGGTTGTTTTTCGGCTTAGTTTCGAGGACAGGGACAAAGACCGTTAGGCCGCCCGTAAACTCCTCCGCCAACGGCAAGTGAGGATTGGCCGCAATCAGGCCGTCAATCAACAGCGCATTGCCGTAATGCTTGTGCGCAATCAAATCCCAGCGGTCGCCGTCTTGGGTGGTGTAGCGTATTACCGCACTCATCATTTATCCTTTCTTGCCGCCAACCAGCCGGTCAAAGCCTGGGCAGCGGCAGAGCCGTTTGCCATCGCATCAGATGCCTCGGCAACACCTTCCCCGACAGCAGTCAGCCAGCCGCCGATGGAGCCGCTCTCATACCCGGCACGCAATGCACCGACGGCACCGCCCAGCCTGTTGGCCGCTTGCCCGGCCTGCAATGCAAATTCAGCCGCGCCTTTTATGTCGCCGAAAACCGCTGTTACCTCCGGCAAGGCATTGAGCCGTCCTAAAGTGCTGCCGCCAATATTGAGTGCGTCCCCTAACAGGTTTAATGCCCCTGACGGGTCGTTTTTCAGATTTTTGGCAGCCTGTATCAGATTCTGCATATCGCTGATACCCGCTTCAGCGGCACGGTAAATTTTCACACCTTTTTCCACCGCTGAAACCAATTTGCCCGCTTTTGCCTGCACGCTCTCCGGCAATAAGGATAGGAGCGGATTTTGACCGCCCGACTTGACGGCAGGAGTCGGGAGCGGATTATTCGGATCGCCGACAAACTGGGTCAACTCTACATCCAATTCCCGCGCCGCCGTCCGGCCTTGCGCGTCCTGAATCAACGTGCGCTCCGTCAACCGCTCAAGCACAAACCATCCGACAAAACGACCGCTGCCGTAAACCAAAGACACCGCCTGCTGCGCTTCCAAAGCCGACAGCAGACCCTTATAAGCCGTATCAGGATTGCCCAGCCGCCAATGCAACTTGAGAGAAAAACGCAGCGTCGTCAGTTCGTTTTGCAAGGCCTGCAGCCGCGGTCGGCCTTTTAAGACCTCATGTTTGGCGAAGTTCGCTGCATGTTCCATCTCCAGCGAAGTAAAACTGTTTAAAAGCTCAAAGCGCACATCACCTAACATCGCATACATCAATAAGCCCTCCGTGCTTTGTCTTCCATCATACGGCGGAACATTGCTTCAAATTCACGCAAACCCATCTGCAGCGCAGCCTCAATCTGCTGAGGATTACCGCCCGGCGCATTGATGGTCGGGTTGTAATTGATGGTCATCCCACCCGTTGACTGAGAGCTGCGTGCATCCGCAAATGCAGCGCGGCCAGATGATATCCGCGCCGCCATTTGTCCCATATGGTTTGCAAACCCGCTTTTCAGACGACCAGCCGTATTGGCCACCGAAGTGATTGGGCGTGACGCGCCTTTGTCTAAACCTATTTGCAGCCCCTCCATCATCCATCCACCGAAACGGCGGAAAACACGGCTGGGCGAATGAATGCCCATTACACCGGCAAAAGTTTGCTTGAGAGATGCGGCCTGTTGTGCAAACCAAGTTTTGACCGATTCAATTTTTGATTTGAGACCGTTCCACAGCCCCTGGATGATATTGGCACCAAACTGGGTAAAGCTGGACGGCAACTGTACGCCGAACCAAGACATAACAGAGGCAAACGACTGATAAAACAACCCTAACGGCGACCAGTTGATAATCTGCGCTGAGATATTGCCTATGCCGCTATTGAAAAATGCCTTGATGCGTTCCCAACATGCACCGAAAAAAGAGGCTATGGAATTAACTACGCCGCTGATGAAATTACTTAAATCTTGCCACAATGCTTTTGCACCACCGACTACACCATCCCAGTTTTTATAAAGCATATAAGCGGCAACACCAAGAAGTGCTAAAGCAATGCCAATAGGCGACATTAATAAAAACCTACCCAGACTCATCAGACCACTACCTAACAGTGTTGCCGCCGTTTTTACTACACCGAAAATACGGGCCAGCGCACCAATGCATGATTTAAACCTGATAACAGTGGCAAGCCAGTCAACGCCGAGCAAGGCTTTTGCAAGCCTGAACGACACCATCAACCCGGACAACTCATTCCCTACAAAACGGAACATTAGCCCACCGACCTTCAACGCCGCAAACCCTGCCGCAAGATGCACGAGTGCGGATACAACTTCGGGATTTTTTGATGCCCAATCTGCAAAACTGTTTATAATCGGGCGGATGGTCGTCATCAGCTGATTGAGCGCGGGCAACAATACACTGCCCGCTGTGATACCGATTTCCGTCAAACTATTTTTAAAGATTTGCCAGTTGTTTGCTGTCGTGGCAGACCTGGCGGCAAACTCTTTATCCATACTGCCGATAAACGCAGGTTTACCGTCTTTTGAGGTTTTTTTGAGTTCATTGATTGATTTCTTATAGGTCTCCAACCCGCTAACCAATACCGCGACATCATCGGCATATTCCAGGCCGAACAAATCAACCAGTGCGCCCATTTGGTTTTCTTTAGGCAGTTTTCCGACCTGTTTCAAAAAGTCCATCAACGCCTGCTCGCCGTTTTCCTTGATGGCTTTCTTCAAATCTTTTGATTCCATCCCCATATTTTTCAGGGCTTTTTGGAATTTCGCTCCTTGCTTATCCGCAGTCATCAATTTGGTCAAAATACCGTTAATTGCCGTACCGGCGATTTCAGGCGTTTTGCCTAGGCTGATAAACGCATTGGATAAAGAGGTCGTCTGAATTTCGGTCAATCCAAATTGTTTGGCAACGCCACCCACTCGACCGAGCGTATTAATAATATCGCCCGCCTTGGCAGGGCTTGAGTTGGACAAATGATTGACTGCATCGCCCAGTTTGCCGATTTGGTCGATTGGTATCTGATAGACATTGGCAAGTTTTGCCATGCTGTCACCTGCCTGATCGGCAGCCATATCGAACGCTACCGACATCTTGGCGATGGTCTCTGTGAATTTAGGCAAGTCTTTGCGCGCCACGCCCAGCTGACCGCCTGATGCAGTGATTTTTGCCAGCTCTGTCCCTGCCATAGGGATAGTGCGTGTCAGGCGCAAAATGTCCTGTTCCATTTCCTTAAACTGCTTGGGCGTATCAAAATCAACGACCTTTTTGACATCTGCCATTGCCGATTCAAATTCGACGGCCAGTTTCACCGGGAATGCCACCACCGCCACAGCTCCGGCTGCTCCCCAAAATTCGTCTTTGATCGCGCGGCGGCGGTCGTAATGAGCCTGTTTCTGCTGCTGCAAATCAGCAACGAGGCTGCGTTTGCGGTTAATTTTGGCGATAGTCTGACCAAGCTGGTCATATTCTCGTCTAAGTTCGCCAACACGTTTGCGGCTCATCCGTAGAGGATTTTGCAACGTTTCGCCAAGCAGGCTTTGCCGTGCCGCCAGACCTTTGACTGTTTTATCCAAAACGTCCAAAGACGACTTGACTGATTTGATACCGGCAACTGCACCACCGACCGATGCGCCGATGGTAATGCCTAAAGAAAAACCGCTTGCCATATGACTGCCTGCAATTTAGAATTTGTTCAAGAAAAGAAAGGGATGGCCATGTATATCAACAGCAAATATGAAACTGTGTTTGACCGCGTCAGCGACCTGGCGGCAAAAGGTCTGTTTGCCATTTATATGCTGGGCATTGCTTGGGCTGTTATAACTAATACGCCTGCCGACCTTGCCGTCATGTTGCCCGTTCTGCTGCTGGCATGTTTTTTAGGGGCAATAGCTTGGTTGCTTGTCGGATTCATTCCGACATTTATTGTCGGAGTGCTGGTTGGAGGTTTATCGGCTGCAACAATATTTATTAAAGACAAAATCAAAAGCCGCACCGCGAACGGCACGGCTCTGAAATTCTAAATCCCGCCTCTTCGATAACCCGCCTTCATTTGGCGGGTTGCTTCTTTCTGCCAGTCTTCAAATTCGTCCAGCGGCAGCGTATAAACCTCATCTACGCTCCAACCGAACCACCATGCCAAATCAGCAGCGGCAGACAGCAACTGCCGCTGCGCTTCAGACTTTGAAAGAGGTGGACTATTTGTCTTGGTCGGATTCCGTGAATCGGCGAAACGTTTCCTGCAACTGTTTCCAGTCCACCAAGTCCAAACAATCCAGGTCTTCTGGAATCATGCCTGTCATGCGGGCAAACAGGGCCAGCTCCTGCTCCGCCTCATTCGTTAGATGCGAGACGGCGCGCAAATCACCCACACACAGACGGCGGACGGTTACCTGATCCAACATCTGACCCGTCGCCAGTCTGACCGGATATTTCAGTTTCACAACGGTATTTACACCCAAATCTTCTTGCAACTGCTTGGCTTCATTCATTTTCCATCTCCAAAACGTTTATAAAAATAAAAAATCACCGTATCGGTAAAGATACGGTGATTGTGTCAAAGGTCGTCTGAAACGGCTTTTAATCCGATTTAAAGATTAAGCACCAATGTTTTTACGCATTTGGTTCAAAACGTCCTGACCGTCCACGCGGTAGATGTTTTTGAAAGCGTTGTAGTACAGCACTTCGCGACCACCGACGACTTGGCGGACTTCTGTTGCCTGGTAGGTTGAGCTGAATTCCGCCTTTTCCTTCGGCTTGTAGCCACCTAAAGCGTTTTTTGAAAACATCGCTGTTACCGTGGTAACAATAGGAACTTCTTCCGCCAAACCTGCTGCATTAAAGGTTTGCAGGTTACCGCGTACCATCAGTTGCACGGCCTTGAATGGGTTGGATGCCTTTTTCGCCACCTCGGGATAAAAGCTGTTCCAAGTAACTTCGCCTTCCAGTGCCTCAACGCCGTTTGGCAGTTTGATGGTACCGACCATACCCAGACCGGTATGGTCGTCCTGACCAAACTCAAACTCAGGCAGCTTAAACTCGGAAGCATTACCCAAAAGGCTGTTACCGTCGATATAGATGTTGGCATTGTAGATTGCATTGATTGCAGACATATTTCTTCCTTTTCAGACGACCTTAGTTAGCCGATACCAGATTGACAAGATACTTGCGGGTCATCACGCTGGCATTGGTCAGACGCTCGGCTGGCAGTTTAGGCGTGTAGTCGTAAACAATCGGAACTTGGCCCTTACTGAACGCATCCGGAAGGTCGTAGTCATAGTCCAAACCAACCGAGAAACCCACGATGGAGGGCAGCGTACCCAAATAAGTACGAACCGTCTCAATCAAACTGTCGATTAACGCATCATCAATCGGTTTGTCGACATATTGCAGCTCAGCACGACGGATAGACTCGTCAATAATGTCGCCGGTGCGTTGTGCCACTTCGAAATTTTTAATATGCGATGTAGTCGGGAAGCAGGCAAGGCGGTTGCCCCACATACGATAGCCCGTACCATAGCTGTTGAATACAGTCGTAATACCTTTTTCATTCAGACGGTTGGTTTCGGACTGTGGATCGTCCGCACGGGCGGTCAGACCGATTTCCACACCCGTTACGCCCAAGAGCTCGCGGTTGGAGATGCTGAACCAGTAGCCCTGTTCCACATCGGTTTTCATTCGCAGACCTGCGGCGTGGGTGGCAAGGTTTTCAAGACCGAGCAAACCGACGACATATGGATAAAAGAGCTGGCAGCGGTCGGACGATGTCTGAAAATTAATCGTACCCAACGGACCACGACCTTCGAGAGCTTTGCTCAGGCTCGTACCTTGCGGAGCAGCCACATAAGCAATGGCCTTCAGCTTGCCCGCAATGACTTCCATCGCCGCGCGCACATTGGCATGGCGATCAAAATCAGGCGCAATAATGATTTTGGCGTCCGCGCCTTGGCGGTTGAATCCTTCCGTCAGCAGCTCTAATCCGGTCCGTTTGCCTGTAGCGGCAACGTAAGCACCAATGATGTCGGCAGCCTGAACCTTGGTCGGGTCGGTATAGGTATAACTGATTTTGGGCGAGTTAGGTTTGGTTTTGTAGGTAATCTCACCTGTCAGGGTGTTGATGGTGTAGTGCGTGTTTTCGGTCAGCGTATTGCCGCCGTCCGTCAGTGTGTAGCCGCTTTGCAGAGCAGGCTTGGCAGTTTTGGCCGTCAAGGTGTCAGGATCAACCGTCAATACTTCGTTGCTGACGCTTGTCTTATGTTTGGCTGGGTCGCAAACATTGACGACATAGGCGACACCGCTGCCGTAGCGCGTCCAAATGTGTGCGGCATCCGGCAGGGTAAAGCCTTGAGCGGTCAGCTCACCGCCGAATTGGCCAAAGTCTTTCTTCGTTTGACATACCGTCAGCTCATTGACCGCTCCGACCGGCGCAGTGCCGATTATGGCGGTAATTGCGCCGTCAACGGTATAGACGGGATTGGAGCCGCCGTCGATGCGGATGGTCTCCGTGCCGTGATGGTAGGCTGCTGCCATTATGGATACTCCTATTTTTTAGGTTTTAAATTGGGGTTGAGGTCTTGGTCGGGGCGGCGGTAGTGGGCAGCGATGAAAAGCGGGCGTTTTTCTTTGCGGCAGACTTCGACCTGCTGGGTTTCGGTCTGCAAAACCAGCTGATACTGCCATGCACCCGCATCCTCGGCCAAAAACTCCTCGCTGATAAGGTGGCAGGGCTGGCAGTTCGGCGGTGCGAAACCAACCATAGCAAGACGTGTCTCATCCAAGATGGCCAAAGTGCCGTCATCCGCATTAAGGCTGCTGCCAAAGATGGTCAGCATCAGCCTGACATCGCGCTGCTGCGCAATACGACCGAGCTGCTCGATTTCGCCAAATTTGCTGCCGCCGTAGCCGACCAAGATTGCCCCGACGGGATGGATAAATTGGTATTCGGACGGACGCTCGGGGAAAGCCTCAACGTTGACCCACGGGATAGCGGCCTGCAAATGCTCTACTACCGCATCAATAATCGGACGTGTCGCGCTCATCAGTAGCCTCCCAAATCCATTTTGTCGCGCACTCGGACGTGATATGCGCCCGGCTCAGGTTGCGACAGCTTGTCCAATGTGGCGATACCGATATGGATTTTGCCGTCGCGGATAGACTCAAGTGTTTTAATCGTCGTGTTGTAGGCGGTTTCCAGCGGTTTCGGAAAGTCGGCGCGGTTGATTCGGCGGCTGTGCAAAAAATGGCGGGCAATGTTGATGCATAAAGGCTGCAACACCGTCGGCGTTTCCGCCAAAGGCAGCACATATCTGCCACGCAGGTATCCGTCCACCAAATCGCAGGCATAACGCACTGCCGCATCAATGACCTGAGCGTCGGGTTCCGTCCCGCGCGCATTGTCGTTGGTCAGTTGCACCAACTCCATTTTGCCCATCGCAGCCGTCAAATCATCCGCGCCGATATACATGGCTTACTCCGCCTCTTCGGCTGCTGCCGGTTTTTTACCGCGTTTCGGCTTTTCAACTTCGCCCGCAGTACCTGCATCATCTGACGGCGTATCTTCGGACGGTGGGGTGTCATTTTGTTGCGCATCCAGTTCTTCGCCGGTTGTCAGTGTCGGGGTAACGTGTGCCGCGACTGATTCGTACTGTTCCGGCGTTAATTCGACCGCTTCGCCAGCTTCGACGCGAAATTGGTTGCCTTGGGTGTTTTCCAAAATCAACGGAGTGTTTGCGATATAAACTTTAGCCATGATCAGCCTTTCAAAAATACTTGGATGACTTCGCCCGCCGCCGTTGCCGCAGAGCGCGCCGTACCGGCAATCTTGGCATTACCTGCCGCTTTGACTGCCGCGCCTTGTGCATCGGCTGCCACTTCATCGCCGACGGCAATCGTGCCGCCTGCCTCGACCAAGGCAATGCCCAATACATCGACAGCCAACATTTCGCCCGCATCCGCATCCAAAGTAGCAGTACCCAGCACTTTCACACCGGCGGCTGCCTGTTTGCCTGCGAAATCCACAAAGCGGTTTTTGACCACCTTGCCTGATGTTTTGACCGTGGTTACCAAGACCACTTGTTTCGTTTGTGCCATTTTTCTCTCCACAGGTCGTCTGAAGCCTTTCAGACGACCTTTTACTTATCAAGCAACCGCGTTTTCGAACAGGAAACCGCATGCACCGCCGACCACCGCCGCTTTGCGGATGTCGGTATAGCGCGCGTATTCCACCTTGCCGCCGACTTCTTCGTAGCGGTCGACTACCGGCATACCGCGACGGCGGAAGGTATAACCGAAGCTCGGCTCACCCTCGTCATTGCCGCCGGAAGCCGTATGCGGACGCACAATCAGGCTGGCGAATTTGCCCCAAATATCTTGGGTGGCCTTATTGGCGGCAGGCGTAGATACCGCCTCGCCGACGATGATGTCGTCCAGCTCCAGCAGATTTTTCAGCTGCTCGACCGTGAGCAGGGACTTGCGTTCGTTTGCACCCAGCGCACCGATGAGCTTCTCGTGGCGTTTCAATGCCGCCAACACGCTTGCACCGACCACCAGCACCGACGGGCGTACACCGCAGCCGGCACGCACCGTTTCGCGGGCGGTTTCGATGTCTGCCAACGGATCAGAGTTTTTATCGCTCCATTTTTGGGTGGCGGCCAAGTCTTTGCTGAAACCGGACTGATAAGCCGATTTGTTTTGCAGGAGGGCGGCAGTTTCGATTTCCTGACGCAGCTGTACGCCCTTGACCGCACGGCGTGTTGCCTTGGCGCGCTCGTCGTATATGGATTCTGCTTGTTCGCGGTAATCCACACCGGCGGCCAAATCATGCTCTTCCAACACGACCGGCATAAAGCTTGGCGAGTCCAGCGTAATCACATTCGATGCCGCACCGACCGCACGTTCGGTCTGATACTCGACAAACGAACCCTTGCCGAACACCGGCACACGAACGCCTTCTTTTTCAGTAAACACCACCGGGAAGATTTTCTCGGCAATAAAATCCGCCTGCTTGTAGCCCAGTGCGAGATTGGTCAAAACCGGATCAAGCTGGCCGCGCAGGCCGCGCAAATGAGATGCACTCATGTTTTATCCTTTTTTAGGTCAAATGCGACGACATCGTCGCATTTGACGGGTTGATGATTTAAGCAATAGTACGGCGGGCAGCCTCTTCGTAAGGGATACCTTCCTTCGCCGCCAATGCCAATGCACGTTGGTGATGGCTCAAGGCTTCCGGGTCCGACGCTTCGGCAAAGTCTGCCGCCAATCCCGACGGCGTTTCACCTTTAGCCATCTCGCCGCCCTGAATCTGCTTGGGCAGCACGGCAGTAAAAAACGCACGCAGCGCAGCAGACAAAGGCTGCTTCTTACTGCCTTCGCCGAAGTCGGCAGTTACGTCGTCAGGGTATTCGGCAAAATCCAAAACCTTGACGACCAAATCCTTGTCGGCAGGTTTCAGACGACCTTCTTTAACCAAGCTTTCAGCAAATTCGGCATTCTGCTCATGCGCACCATCGCGCAGGGCGGTATGCTGCTCGTCTTGCAGCTTTTTCAATTCCGCTTGCGATTCGGCGGCCTTCTTCTCGGCAGCTTCGCGGGCGGCCTTTTCGGCTGCAAGCTCTTGTTCCAGCGACATAGGGGTCTCCTTGTTTTCATGGTTTTCTGGGGGTGGGGGTGATTCGGTAAATTCGGCAGGCGCATGGGTTTGAGGCACGGCAGCCAATTCTTTAATTGCCTCAATTTGCCAGTCAGGCAGCACTTTATCGGCTTCTTCCAGACCGAAACGGCCGATAAACCAGTCTCTGAAACGGCTTAATAACGAGGCTGTCTGAAGGTGTGCGTCTTCGGCAAACTCGACATAAACTTCGCCCTCGGCAAAACTGATGGCGGACAAACCCTTGACTGCGGGCGGTTGCGCGCCCAAAAAGCCGACATGGCGTAGCGTCCAAACACCCGGTTTAGGATTGTTCGGGCTGGTTGGCGGGTAAAAACTTGCCGACACTTTTTTATATCGTCCGGCTTTAACCAAATCCGCAAAGCCTTCATCAACTTGGGCAAAGTCCGCCGTCAGCACGCCGTTTTGCACACCAAGCGACTTGACCCAGCCGTAGGCGGGCGCATCTGCCTTGGGATGCCCGACCACAATAGGAGCCTCATGCACCTTCGGGTCATATGCTTGGGCAGCGGCAGCAAGGTCGGCCTCGGTAATCGTTACCGTATTGCCGTTTGCATCGGTACGCGTCCCTGCACGGAAAATTTCGTAAGACATAAAAAAGCCTCATCGGATGAATGAGGCTATTGTGGCAAAGGCCGTCTGAAACCGCTTTTAATGCGGCTTAAAGAATGATTGTTCAAAAAGGCGTTAAAATCGCGTTTTTAGCGCGTTTTACCATTGGGATAGGCAAACCCTTATCCAAGCCGACAAATGCGCTAAAAAAGCGGTCAGGACAAATCCTGACCGCTATCTTGAATAAATCGGGTAATCACACAAACAAATCTCCCTGATTTTTTGCCCGCTCCGCCATCCCGACCTCCTTGACGATGCGGTAGATGTGCTGAACGGTCAAATCATATTTGCGGGCAAGCTCCACATGATTCTTGCCGTTAAACTCCTTATAAATCTTCAGGTCGCGCTCGGATACCCTGCCCAAAAGGTTTTTGGGGAAATAAATCAACTGCCCGCCCCAGTTGCTGGTCAGATGATGAGACAGCTTTTTAGATACCTCGACCGCCTGCTGCCGCTCCATCGGCAATACCGACATCAAGCAGGCGACCGCCTGGTCTTCCAAGTCCGCCACCAGCTCAGGCACTCTGTTGTCCGCCATTTTCCACCCTCACTTTCCACTTCTTCAAATGCTCGATGACCCGTATCGCGTCATCAGTCCCTAACCATCCATGATAATCTATGCCCGTCATGCGTTTGACAAATCGAGCCAGGCTCAATTCAGACGGGCTTCGCACTGCGCCCAAATGGTGCAGCTCCAACCAAAGCGCGCGTATCTTTTTGACCTGCGCCTCCATCATGCGGTTTGGCATATGCACCGGCAAATCAGGCTTGCTTGATGTCGCCTGCGCTTTTGTGGTAACCACAAAACCCCGCATCTTCATCGCCCGTACGGCAAGCTCCAACTCCTCGACCGATAACTTGGTACTGCTCGTCTTGCCGCATGACAGGTTGGCGAGCAGCGCGCGGTATTCGCCATCGTCCATCATCAACTGGGTTTTGGCCACATGGATGAGCCGTATCAACCGCTGTTTTTTCTGAGCACGGGTTTCCATTTCCAGCCCCCTAAGAACCTCAAAAAAGTGAAACAACGTTTCACTTTTTTCAAGAAAATCAATAAATAATGATATTCTATTCGGGATTTTTGCGCAGTGCAACTAAAACGAAAGGACGCAAAAAAGGTCGCCTGAATCTCTTCAGACGACCTTTTAAACATCAGCGGCTTTAACGGTTCACCGCTTCTTTCAACGCCTTGCCTGCACGGAATTTAGGCGTTTTTCGTGCCGCGATGGTCAGCGGTTCGCCCGTTTTCGGGTTGCGGCCTTTGCGCTCGGCAGATTGGGCGGTGTGGAACGAGCCGAAGCCGACCAACGTAACGTCTTTGCCGTCCTTCAGCGTCTGCGTTACCACGCTGATAAACGCATCGACAAATTCTGCCGCATCGCGTTTGTTCAATTCCGCCTCATCGGCGATGGCTTGGATTAATTCGGATTTATTCACTTTTTGACTCCTATTTAGATTTAAATACGGCAGACCGTGCCGCGCGGTTTATTGGATATTGACTAACTCCAGCTCTTTGCCGGTTACCTGTCGAATTTCTCGGTTAAGGATGGCCAGACACAAAAGGCCTGCACTTTGGGCGATGCTGCCACCGTCTTCGTCATCCTTCGGCATCGGTTCGTCCGAAGTCAGCTTGACAAACAGGCCGCCCGACTGATCGCTGATGAGGATATTTACCGTCGCCATGTTCACACCTTCGCAAAATCCAAATTAATCAGTTCATACTCGTCCGTTTCGTCGTTGCGTTCGTAAAAGCGGATATATTCGCGGCTGGTTTGGACGTGCAGGCTGTCGGAAAGAGCTTGCATGGCGTGCTGCCATTTTTCGTCTTCGATTTTGAGGGTACGCAACTCCAATACGCGTTTGACATTGATTTTGCCTTCGGCATTGACGTTAAACGCCTTCTGTACAATCGCTTTCAGATTCACGTTCGCGTCTTTGGTGTAGTCGTCGAGACACTCGTCAATCAAAGCTTTAGCGGCTTGGATGCGCTCGTCGAACTGCAGCACGTCATGATTGGCAATTAGAATTCTGTATTTGCCGTCAAAGCTGTGCAGAGTAGTATTGCCTTTGACACTGCGCTTCACACCATACTGTTCCACACTCATATCGATAAAGGCGTTAGCTTCAGCCATTGCTTCACGTTTGAGTGTTGCCAGCTCTGTCTTCACAGGCAGCACTTTGGCAACCAACTCACGCACCAAATCGTCGCGTAAAAGGTCGATTTCCTTGATGGCGGATACTGGCACCAGCGCACCGCGCGCGTCCTTGCGGTATTGACTCATGTCCAAATCGTTCATAGCCTTTCCTTTCTCATTCATCCCATTACTCATAATGCTTCCTACGTCCTTCCAATTCCATTGATATTTGCTTTAATAAATCGTCATCAAATCCGTTGTTGGCGGCAAATTTTTCAAACTCTTCCCAGTATTCCGTCAGAAATTCGTTTATTAAGTCGGATTCCTGATTGTCAAAAAACGTACTCATTTGGCTATTTATTTCCCTTCTGCCTTGCGGCATTAATCCTTTTACACTCATCCACCGACCGGTGGCGTGGCCCGTGTATCCAATCCCTGTTCATGCAAGGAGAGCTTTCCAGCAGGCTGAGTGTCTGTTTGAGTTTGGCGGCCTGCGCCTTGCCGTATTCGGTCGGACGGTGCTTCTTTTCCAATTTCGGCACCATCCTGATTTCGGGCGGCGGCAGGTGTTTGATAAGGTCGGCAGGGTTTGGCCACTCTGACGAGGATGCCGCGATAGCCCTAAAGGCTGCCTGTATCCTGATTCCGTCCTGTTCCGGTTGCCACGACCGGCCGCTCAGTATGCCCAACCAAAGTTCGGCGACTGCCGTCAAATCCGCCGAGGCAGGGCGGCCTTTGAGGTTTAGGGCGGCGAGCATCATAAAACCCTGCGCGATTGCTTTTTTAAGCCAGTTATTCTTCGCCTCCATTTGACCACTCCATCAAATCGCCCAACCCGCTCCTCAATTTGGTGCTTGCCACCTCTCCCGCGGGAGAGGGTTGGGGAGAGTGCAAAACCGCCGTTCCCGCCGTCTTTTCAGGCGACCAAAACGTAATGTTTTCCAACAAATAACCGTGGCTGGTCAGCGGCGGCGTCAGCTTTCCCGCATCCCGTGCTTCAAGGCATCGTGTTGCCGCCCAAATCCAAGCCTCGCGCGGGGCCGGGTACGTTTTTCGGTTACGGACAATCTTGCCGTCCCGTATCATCGGCGCAATCTCGCCGACAAGCTTTGAAACCCGGTTAAAACTTAAATCCTTTTCTGCGGGGCGAAAAAGCGTCAGATACCGCAATACCGCCTTAAAAAGGTCGTCTGAAATGCCGGTCAGGGCAATCAGGGCTTCGCGGGCATCGTCATGGGCGATTAATACATCCAAGCTCATCACCGCACCGCAGGTAGGGCAGCGTACTTTCATGTTCTCGCCTCCATCAGACTTTTAAGGCTGCAGTAAACCAAGTCGGAAAAATCAATAGCTGCATCACATGCCCGATCACCATCTTCTACATCCACCGGAGGGTAATAAAACAACCCGTTTTTCCAAGATGTATTTGCGGCGACAACCGCATAAACTTCTTCAAGCGTACAGCCCTCATTCAGCTCTTTACTCAGGTAATCTGTATCGCCTTCTTGGTTACCCAAAGCAGCATCCTGAGTAATCTTGATAATGCCGTCGCGGGCGATATTTAGATAAATTGTCATCGCGCCGCCTCCAAATCCTTACGGCTCAAGCACCGCAATGCCGTCTGAACCACATCCTCAACTTCATCCGATAGTTGAGACGACACATACATCATCACAAACTGACCCGATACCGTTGTCAGCTCGGCGGCAAGATGACCGCCTTTCTCCCGCCAAACTGATACTTTTATTTTGCTGTAATCCCTGTTCATTTTTCTGCTCCCGCGGGTTCCAAAACCACGCCTGTTATTTTGTCTGTCTCGCTCATTCCGCCATAAACTGCTTCCCAGTTTTTATCAGCTTCCAGAGCATCCCTTTGTTCTGCCGTTGCCGCGACCGGCTGGCAGGAGGCCAACATGACGGTTAATATCCATAAACCCCTCATTTGTACTGCCCCCTGTCATAGACGTTGATCTGCATAGGCTGTTTTTGGCGGCAAGGTTCGGTCAGCATTGCCTGTATGGTCACGACGATGGACAGCAGCACAATTACAATGGCAAATTCGATTTCATCTTTTTTCATGATTTCCCCTTTATTTTTCAGACTCTTCCGATTCGTTGATTCCGGCCAGAACGGCTAACTCCACTATGTCCTGCCAAGTCAATACAAACCGCTTCCCAGTAGCTTTACTGACGACCATCGGCTCACATCCCACAGAGATTTCCATCGTGTATTCCATGCTGCCGACTTTCCCGGTAGCTACCTGTTTTCTAAGTGGGAGCAGCAAGTGATTGGGGTCAATAAATTTTCCGAATTTGTTATCCATCTCACACCCCCCGTACCACATCGCCGTCAACCATCTCAAAACCAAGCTCCGCCGCCTGATTCATCGCTGCCGCCACCAAGTTGTTGACCGCCAGCGGATAGAGTAGGCTGTTGGTTTCTAATCCCTTGCTCGTGCGGCTTTTGACTGTCAGACGCTCGGCAACTGCATCAATCGCACTCTGGTCTAAAATCTTTGCCATATCCGCATTGACGCGGTCAAATTTGTGCTTGAGATAGCCTTCGAGCTTGCCGTCGGTCAGCGGCAAGAGCGTAACCACTTCGCAGCGTTGCACCACCTCGCGCACCGCAGGATTGTTTTCGCTGAGTTTTTGCGCCAACTCCGTCTGACCGATTAAGACAATCCCGAGCAGGCGTTCAAACCCGTTTTTCAGCTCAAAAAAGCGTTTCAGATGTTTCAGGGTCGGCAGCGGTAGACCGTGCGCCTCTTCGATTAAGAGCAGGTGTTTGTTGCCTGCTTTCACGCTTTCCGACAAAGCGCGGTGGATTTGGCGGAAACGTGCTTCCGGGCTGCGTTTCGGGCTGGTTCCAGGCGCAACCGCCTCCAAAATGGCTTCGGCAATATGTACCGCCTTAAGCGTTTTGCCTTTTTGGTCGTTGTCCTCCATCGCCAAGACATAAGGCTCGATCAGGATGATTTGTCGGCCTTCGCGGTTGATACGGTCTTGCAGGTCTTCGCGCAGTGTGGATTTACCCGCGCCGCTTTCACCGACCACTGCCACAAAACCGCCGTGGCAGGCCGTCTGGAACATCGCCTCGCGCACATAGCGCACATCCGGCGTCATATACACATCGTCTGCAGACTGGATTTCGTCGTTAAACGGGTCGCGGAATAAGCTAAAATGTTGTTTTGCCGCTTGGTTTAAAGTTGCTTTTCGTAGTAACATCTCATTGTCCTTGTCTTCGTAAGTTGCTTGGGCAGGTGCGGCTTCCGGCTCGTTTCTCAGGCTCGCTGGGATTTCCGCACCATTCGTTTCAAAAAATTGTTTCAATTTCCTTCGCAGCTCGGCTGCGTTTTTTTTCGGCCATTGCCCGTGATTGACTACCGCCACCAGCATCGGCTTGCTGCATCCGATTTCGGCTGCCGCGGCGGCATAGGATTTGCCGATTTGCTTAAAGGTCTGTTTCATGCTTTCCCTTTTTTTCAAATGCGACGACGTCGTCGCATTTGCCTAACCGGTTTTATGCAGTTTCAGACGACCCATCGTCTTGAGCCTGTCGTAAACCTCGTCCAATTTGCTCTCGACCACGCCTTCCGAGTAGTGTTTGAGGATGACCGCCATCGCCTGTTTCCAGTCGCCGCCGTCTGCCTCGACGCGGGGTTTTAAGCGTTTGGCGATTTCGACCTTGCTCAATACCTGCTCAGAGACTTCCATCCGGTTGTACGCCATCTGCTGTCCCTGTTTGGGCATAAAGAGCGTATTTCGCGCGGCGAGCGTATCTTCCTGATGTTTGTACGGGTCGATTTCGCCGCCGAATGGGACTGCTTTGTCTTTGCGTTTGGCGGCTGCCGCCTCCAGCGTTTCCGCACCCATCGCCAGCTTGTCCAGCTCTTTTCGATGATGCTGCGCGTCCGTATCGGCAGGGGCTTTGTATTCCGCCCCGATGACCGCGGCGTCAGCCCTGAAGCCCATCTCGTCAAAAACTACTTCGGGTACGGATACCCAAACCTCGTTACCCTCCGCGTCATAAGTGGCGACCCGCGCCCCGTTTACCTCCCAAGGGTTCTTACCGACCAAAACCTTCTAACCGACCAAAATCCCCTTGATGCCTTTCACGCTATATACCCGTCCGCCGAAGCGGATTTCCAAATCCGCCGAGACTTTCGCCTCTTTCGGCGCGCTGATGGCAAGCTCTCGGCAATAATCTGCAGGCGGCGGCAGGATGAGCTGCTCGGGTTTGATTTTGTTCCACGCCTGATAGCGGGTCATGCCGTGGCGGCTGTGCTTTTGCGTACCGTTGTAGTAACGCATCCACCGTTCCGATAAAGCATTGAGCTGGTCGATGTCGTGCACCTCGGTAAAGCGCAACCCGCTCTCAAATGCCGTTTCGACAATATCGTTAGCTTTTTCTACTTGCCCTTTGGCACGCGGATTGCCCGGCTTGTTGATTTGCACATGCACATCCAACGACTTGCACAAATTTTTAAACGCTGCCGAAGTATTCGCGCTGCCCGGGTCAAGCATGACCATGCGCGGTACGCCGCGAAACGGGTCTTTTAACGGGTCTGCCTTTTGCTGCATCATGTAGATGAAAAAGTCGCAGAGGTTCGCGCTGGTCTCGCCGCCGAAGTAATAACGCACCGCAATCGTGCCGGAGGCATGGTCTGTCCCCGTGTACCGCCAGACGCGGTCGTTTTCGATTTTGACGACGTTTTTCGGCTTGTTTTTATAAAACTCCTCTTCCTTCATCACCCGCAGCCCCGTATCCTTACCCTGACGTGGTAGGTAATACAAAACGCACAAACTCGGGTCGATTTGCCAACAATGGTTCGGATGTTCTGATTTCATCCGACTGACCGGGTCGGGTTGGAGCAGTTGGTCGGGATGCAGCTTGTACTCTCGTAAAGCTCGGGTAATAGTGTTTTCAGAAAGGGGGATGACTTCCCCGGTTTCCTCATCAATCCGCGCCGCCTCGATTTTTCCGTTGGCGCGCAGCATTTCCACCGCCTGCCGCACTGACATCAACCGCTTGCCGTTGCGCCTCATCGCCTCCACCAAAACCGCCGAAATCAATTTGGCTTCTTCCGGCTTCAGCTCCGTCTTGCCCGCATCGCTACGCCGTTTGCGCGTCGGCTTGACGCTGACCGCCTCCAGCTTGCGGTATAGCGTGGCAAGGCTGATGCCCAATTCCTGCGCCTGCTGCTTAAGATATGCAGAGCGTGCGCCGCGTCCCATTGCTTCCGCCTGATTCTCGACTGCCTTAAGACGCTCAATCATTGCCGGATTCATCGCCTTCTCCCGTTTCACCGCCCAACCATTCCGGCACATTGTCTGTCGGTGCTTCGGTCGGTAGAGCATAGCTTTCGCGCAGTTGCTCGCAGTCCAAAATAATTTGATTGAGCGTGCCGACCATCTTCGCGCGGTGGTCAAATCCATGCGCCTCGCCGTGAGCCGCCATCTGTTCGAACATCTCGCGCAATCGGCTGATTTGCGAGCGGATACCGACTTCCAAGCTGCCAAGCTGCATCGTCAGCTCGATGCCCACATCCGCAGGTTTAGGCTCTTTGACACCCGTCTGCTTTTTCGACAGCTTTTCTGCCAGCTCATCGACCTTTTTATTTTTATCGGCAATTACCTTATCTTTCGCTTCCGCCGTTTCGCGGCTTTCGCGCAGGGCGACGCGCAGCTCCTTGACCGTCATACGGTCAACATCGTCAAAAGTGTTGCCGTTGACCTCACCGCCTTCGGCAAGCTCCAACAAAGTGTCGTCGTCTTCAACCAGCAGCTCGAGCAGTTTGGATTTGCCCAACGTCATCAGCTTATGCTGCACCTGTTTCATTTTCGGGTCGATAAATCGGAGGGTGGCATTCATCAATCTTTGAGATTCCCGCCGTCCGAGGCCGAATTCTTTTTCAGCGATTTCGGCAAAACGCCCATGCGGCGTATGCTCTTTGATGATGATCAGCGCGCGCCCCAGCTCAAACATCCCTTCCATTGTTTGGCGTACCGCGAATCGTCCTCGCTCAATCCATACCGTCTCGTTGTAGGCCTCGCCGCTCGAAAACTTGTCCATAACCTCCATGCTGTGGATAGCCAGTTCGTTTGCCGTTGCGCCGACCGTATGTCCTAAAATTTCTGTTGCCATTTCTTTTGCTCCTCAAATGCGACGACGTCGTCGCATTTAGTAAATTCGGTTTTCCAATTCTTGCAAGCGCGCATTTAACCGCTCTTGCTGTTTTCTAAATCGCTCTGCAATTTGCAGGGTTTTGATGCCGTAGGCGTAGTTGCCGTTTTCAAGCTTGATGACCAATCCCGAGGCAACCAAATCATCAATATCCCTGCTGACTTGCGATGGCGTCAGCCCCAGTCCGACCGATAAATCCTTATTGCTCAGACCGATAATCGGATGCTCGTCAAGCGCGATAAAGACCCTCAATAGCCGTTGTACCCTTTTACTTTCTGCCATATCGACTCCTACGCTGCGTCTTGTTTGGACTTAAGCCCGAGTTCCAGCGCGATTTGATGCGCCTTCCCCCGATTTGCCTTGACGGTTCCGTTCAGAATGCGGGACACATACGTCGGGTCATAACCACGCGCCATGCACCAATCCTTCATCGTTTCACCGCGCTCTCGGAAACCTGCTTTTATTTTTTCTGCTTTCACGGAATATCTCCTATTTCGTTCTCGTGCTAGAATCATGATTGTTTAAAGATTTAAACAATCTTGTATCAAACTTGATGCAAGTATAATAGGAATATTTCTAGCTAGCAAGATTATTTCTAGTTTATTTTTAAGGATTAATTCTATGAGTTTGATTTTTACTGGAAATATTCGTGAACTTCTTGCAAAAGAAGAGCTGACTATCGCTGAATTTGCCGATTTGATAGATGAAAAAGTATCCAGGGTAAATGATGTTTTAAGCGGAAAGCAGCGTCCACCATTTGATATGGTGGAAAAAATATTGAGCAAATTTGATGTTGATGCAAACTGGCTGATTTCTGGAAAAAAGAACAGTAAAAGGAATATTTCTAGTTTGACGGCATTGTCAGACGACTACGCCTATATCCCCATGTTCGATGTCGAGGTCTCCGCGGGCAACGGCACGACCGCCTACGGCGTAACAGACCCCGCCAATCATTTGGCGTTCCGGCGAGACTGGCTGCTCCAACGCGGCCTGCATGAGCAAGACCTCAACATCGTTACAGCCAAAGGAGACAGCATGGAGCCGACCATCAGCAGCAAAGACACGCTGCTGGTTGATACCTCCAAAACCAATCCGCGCGACGGCCAGATTTACGTTATCCGCAGCGGCGACGTGTTATGGGTAAAGCGTGTCCAACGCCAAATCGACGGCAGCCTGCTCTTGATTTCCGACAACACGACCTATCCGCCCATGCCGCTGATGCTGGCAGACCACCCCGACATACAGGTCATCGGGCAGGTGGTTCAGGTATCCAAAGACCTGTATTAAGGAGACAAAATGAAAAAGGGTTATTTGACATTGCTGGTGTCTGTTATGATGTTTTCCGCATCCGCCCCCGCCTTGGCGAAAAGCTGCAAAGACTTTCCGACGCAGCAGGCAGCGCAGAAATTTTATGAAGCCCGCAAAAAATCAGGATTGAGCGGCTGGAAGAGTTTGGACAGGGACGGCGACGGACGGGCTTGCGACTGCAACCCGGGCGGAAGCGGCAAGAATTGCCCGAAAAAGAAAAGATGATTTCTGAAAGAAATAGAATGGAAACAAAAATATATCTTGGAATTTTCTTATTGGCTGCTGCACATTTGGTTAATGCAGGAGGAGTGATGAAAACAGGAGGGATGATTGGTCCTCATCCTGAAACATTTTCGGAACGGTTCAATGAATTGAACAATGGAATGATGGATTTGTTCCCAAGAATATCAATTGTTGCGGGCAAGACACGTCAAACAAAAGACCTTGGTAATGGCATTACGTTGTCTGCAAAACTGGTCAAGGAAGGAGATATTTTTGAGAACGTCCGGATAAACTGTAATACATTGGCGAAAACTCAAAGAATCAACAATTGCTTAGTGAGTATGTATTACACAGCTATTGCGTTGGATTATGAGATAGACCGTTTGGCATTTATGGATGCCATTCAGACTGCCGTCAAAAAAATGCAAGCCACTTATAATCAAAATGGAGTGGATTATTTCATTACGGTCAATCGTAAGCAGAAAAGTGTTTCTATGTTCGCAAAATCGGATATGCCTATGCAGATTGAGGCAATGGACGATTCAAATGAAGCATATATGAAAAGCGATAAATGCAATCCCGAAATCGAGCTGTGTATTAAACCTTAGCCTTCAACGGGTTTTAACCCCGCTTAAAAGCCCATTCAGACGACCTTTCCTAAAATCCCTGTATTGATTTCAACCTCAATACAGGGATTTTTCCATGTCCACCAAATTCAACCAATTCATTGAGCGCGTCCTCTCCCACGAGGGTGGTTACATCAACCATCCCAAAGACCCCGGCGGTGAAACCAACTGGGGCATCACCAAGCGTACCGCAATGGCAAACGGCTTTAACGGTTCCATGCGCGCCATGACCCGCGAACAGGCTATCGGCATTTATCAAAAGGCGTTTTGGGAGCGTTACCACGCAGACCAAATGCCCGAAGCGGTCGCTTTCCAATTTTTTGATGCCTGCGTCAACCACGGTTACGGCAATGCCGCCCGTATGCTCCAACGCGCCGCAGGCGTGCCGGACGACGGCATCATCGGCGAAATCAGTCTCAAAGCCATCAATTCCCTCCCCGAAAACGACCTTTTATTGCGGTTCAACGCCGAGCGTCTGGTCTTTTATACCAAGCTCGGTACGTTCACGTCTTTCGGTAAAGGTTGGGTCCGCCGCGTCGCGCAAAACCTGATCCACGCATCAGCGGACAACATTGATTAAAAAAGGAGCAATCATGTCAAAAAAGTCTTTACTCGCCCTAATGGCCGCCGTGATGTCTCCCAGTTTCAGCGTCGATCTGGGCATTCGTTCAGCTATACCTTCTCAGGGATGTCGGACGATGCCTCACCGTCCAAGCGGGGTAGCGGCAGCGAAACGCGCCGCGAAGAAAAACCGTCAAAAATGACCGGCTTTTTCCGATGGCTGGGCGGTTTAGTCTCCAATCCCGCAACCGGAAAAATCAGCCATACCAAATTATGGGCAAACGTTGCCGCCGCAGCGATGACCTATAAATTCTCGCTCTCGCCCGATGCCCCCGAATGGCTTTGGTGGGCATACGGAGCAATGGTCGGCGGCTACGCCTTAATCAAACGCGGCATTGCCACCGTACCGCAGTTGGCGGAAATCAAAAAATCCGAGAATCCGGAAGAATGGAGCGGCAATGATTGATTTTTTGTACAAAAACAAATCGGCATTGGCATGGCGTGCATTGATTGTTTTGGGCATCTGGCTAAGCGGTTATCACTATGCCGCCGACAAAGCCGATGCCAAGCAAACCGCCCTGATTACCGCCTACCAAAACTCATCAATGGCGGCAGCCAAACAATACGCCGACGAGCTTAAAAAAGCGCAGGCGGAAACGAAGCGTTGGCATGACTTCGCGCAGCATCAAAGCATCGAGCTGGCATCCGCCCTGAGCGAACTGGATAAAAATAAAAACACTTTACAGGAGCAAACGCATGACGCGATTAAAAAAGACGGCAATGGTTTTAACGGTATCGGCTCTAACAGCCTGCACCTATACAACCGTGCCTTCGGATACCCCGATTAAAACCGTACCGACAGTGGATTTGCCGCCTGTATCTACCGGGCTGCTGGTCAAATACGAACGCCCTGAGCGTCCGACCGGCGGCTCACCCGAACAACTCTTAAACCATGCCGTACGTTACGGCGAATACTGCCAAAAATTGGAAGTCCAAGTCTCCGGGTGGCAGGACTGGTACACGAAAGGCCGTCTGAAAAATGACTGATTTTGCCGACCGCGCATCAGAGCGTGAAGCCATATTTTTGGAAGAGTCCCTGGCGAAACATCAAAACACACCGGAACGTGCCGACAGCCTGAGCCATTGCGAAGATTGCGGCAGCCCGATACCGGACGCAAGGCGAAAAGCAGTCAAAGGCTGCACCCGCTGCATCGTTTGCCAAGAATATTTCGAACACGGATGGCCTTAAAAATGGAAAAAACCTTTATACACATCGAATTTTGGCAGTTGGTCGGATTTCTTCTCTCCTTCCTCGGCATCTGTTTTACCTTCGGCAAAATGCTGCTGGCGCAATTCCGCGAGCAGCAGGACGAACGCCAAAAACAGCAAGAGCGCCTGCAAGGCAAAGTCGAAATCATGGAAAACAAACTGGCGGAATTCAACGCCGGACTGCCCCTGACCTATGTTTTGCGGGAAGACTACATCCGCAATCAGGTCGTCCTCGAAGCCAAGCTCGACAACGTCGCCGAAAAACTCACCGAAATATACAAAATGGAAAGCGTAAAGAAATGATTAGCCAAGAATTGATTGCCAAACAACGCCGCGAGGGGATGCGTTGGAACATCATCAACACCCTTAATAAAGCCCGCCCTCATACCACCAGCGAGGCCTTTCTGCTGGACATCATGAACGCGATTTACCCGCAGACCACCGCCACCGAACTGCGCCAGCAGCTCGACTACCTTGCCGACCGCAAAATGGTCGAGCTGAATAAAGCACCGCACGGCTTGTGGTTTGCCGACCTGACCAGTTTGGGTGTCGATATTGCCGAATACACAGTCGAGTGCCGCGCCGGTATCGCCCGCCCCGAAAAAGTGTGGAGCTGATATGGCAAAACGCAGCGTCATCGACCAACTCCCCGAAGCTGTACGCCACGAGTTCGAACGGAAACTCGTCGAAAACGGCTTCGCCGACTATCAGGCATTATCCGAATGGTTGCAGCAACAGGGATACGAAATCAGCCGCTCCGCCGCCCATCGGTACGGCCAAAAAGTACAGCGTCGGTTTGCCGCCATCAAAAACAGCACCGAAGCGGCACGCCTGATTGCCGAAGGTGCGGCAGACGAGGGGGATACCCGCTCCGAAGCCTTGATGGCGATGTTGCAGACAGAGTTGTTTGAGGCATTGGTGCAGATTGGTGAGATGCCCGAAGACGAGTTAAACGCGCTTGACCGCTTCGGTATTATGAGCGAGGGCGCGCGCAAAATCAGCGGGCTGATTACCGCCGGTACGCGCCTGAAGGAATATCAGGCAAAAGTTAAAGCCAAAGTCGAAGCCGCCGCCGAAAACGTGGCCAAGCAGGCAAAAAAAGGCGGGCTGTCCGACGCGGCTGCCGAAGCCATCCGCAAACAGATTTTAGGTATCGCATCATGACGACCAAAACCGAAGACCGAACGCCATCGGCATTGCTGCCTTACCAGCAGCGTTGGTGCGCCGATAACTCTCCCGTCAAACTCTGCGAAAAATCCCGACGCATCGGTCTGAGCTGGGGCGAGGCTGCCGATACCGCCTTACTTGCCGCCTCATCGGGCGGCATGGACGCATGGTACATAGGCTACAACAAAGACATGGCTTTGGAGTTTATCCGTGATTGTGCCAACTGGGCGAAATTCTACGGTTTGGCGGCGGAGAAATCGAAGAGACCGAGGAGGTGTTCGTCGAGGGGGACGACAAAAAATCCGTCCTCGCCTTCGTCATCCGTTTCGCGTCCGGCTGGCGCGTTACTGCCTTATCCAGTCGCCCCTCAAACCTTCGCGGTAAGCAGGGGCGCGTCATCATCGACGAGGCGGCGTTCCACGAGCAGCTCGGCGAGCTGCTCAAAGCGGCAATGGCATTGCTGATGTGGGGCGGCCAGGTGCATATCATCTCTACGCATGACGGGGTGGACAATCCGTTCAACGAGCTGATTACCGACATTCGTGCGGGCAAAAAGCCGTACTCCATCCACCGCATTACTTTCGACGAGGCCGTTTCAGACGGCCTCTACCGCCGCATTTGCCTGCGCTTGGGCAAAGAGTGGACGGCAGACGGCGAAGCCGCGTGGTGCAAGGAAATCCGCGATTTCTACGGTGAAGATGCCAGCGAAGAGTTGGACTGCATCCCTAAAAACGGCGGCGGCAAATGGCTCAACCGAGCCTTGATTGAGAGCCGTATGAGTCCTTATACGCCGGTTATCAGATACGACCAAAGCGATGAGTTCGGCCTCTTGCCCGAGCCGAGCCGCGCTGCCGAAGTGGCGGACTGGATAGCCGACACCCTGCAACCGCTGCTCGATGGTTTGGATAAAACCCGCACCAGCTTTGTCGGCGAAGACTTTGCCCGCAGCGGAGACCGTACCGTCATCGTCCCTTTGTTGCAGCAGACTAATTTAAGCCTTAAGTCGCCGTTCGTGTTGGAGTTGGGCAATATGCCGTTTGCCCAACAAGAGCAAATCATGAAACACCTGTTGCACGGCTTACCCAATCTGCGCGGAGCGGCATTGGACGCGCGCGGCAACGGTCAATCAATCGCCGAAGCCATGCGCGACGAATTTGGCGCGGAGGTATGCGAGTCGGTCATGCTCTCGGAAAACTGGTACCGCACCCATACAGCTCCGTTCAAAGCCGCACTCGAAGACGGCACGTTGGACGCAATCCCCAAAGACGAAGACATCCTGACCGACCTGCGCGCCTTCGAGCTGGTCAGAGGCGTGCCGCGCATCCCCGATGTACGCACCAAAGGTCAAGACGGCAAAAAACGCCACGGAGACGCGGCGATTGCCTTTGTCCTTGCCCATTACGCCAGCCGCGAGCTGAATACCGGCCCGATACGCGTAGCCAGCCGCCGAATCCGCCGAAAAAGCGCATTAACCAAAGGTTATTAAGGTATTTAAAGAGTACATATCATGCCCAAACCCCACCTCAAACTCAAAACCAGTCAAGGCATCATGACCTTCAAGCCGCAGGATTTATCTGCCCATCTCGCCGTTTCCCGCCCGTTTTTCAGCGGTTTTGACGGCTGGCTGCCTAATCCCGACCCCGTTTTGCGCAAAATGGGCAGGCAAATCTCCGTTTACCGCGAGCTGATGCGCGACCCCTTGGTCGGCTCGTTGGTACGCCGCCGAAAAGCCGCCGTCGCCCGCCTCGAATGGCGACTTGAGGGCGACGATACGCCTAAAAATGTCCGGGATTTTATTGATAGCTGGCTGGCTGAAACCGATGTTTACCGCCTGATTAAAGACGTTTTAAACGCCGTTTTTTACGGCTATCAACCCATCGAGCTGATTTGGCGTACCGATTCTGCATGGCTGCCTGACAAAATCATCGCCAAGCCGCAAGAGTGGTTCGCCTTCAACGACGACGGCGAGTTGCGTTACATCCAAAACGGGCTGACCGATACCGTTCCGCCGCCTTATAAGTTTCTTTGCCCAACACACGAGGCAGATTATCTCAACCCCTACGGTTTGGGCGATTTGGGCTTGGTTTTTTGGCTGGTCACCTTCAAACGCGGCGGCCTTAAATTCTGGATGCAATTCACCGAAAAGTACGGTGCGCCTTGGCTGATTGGTAAAGAGCCGCGTTCCAATACCCCGCAGGATACCGACAAATTGCTAGACGCGCTCGAAGCTCTAATCGGCAACAGCGTCGGCACCATTCCCAATGATTCCAGCGTCGAAATCCACGAGGCAAGCGGCAAGGCATCATCTATTGATGCCTACGACAAGCTCATACGTTATTGCCGCTCCGAAATCAGCATTGCTCTGCTCGGACAAGACCAAACTACCGAAAAAGACAGTACCCACGCCAGCGCGACCGCTGGTTTGGAGGTAACGGACGACATCCGTGACGGCGATACCCGTATTGTTGAGGCGGCATTAAATCAGTTGATAAAGTGGGTGGTGGAGATTAATTTCGGGGAAGTATCTGAGCCGAAATTCGTGCTGTTTGAAAACGAGGAGAGCGGCACAAAAGAACGGGCCGAAAGAGATAAGATGATGGTGGATGCCGGTGCCAAGTTCACCAACCAATACTGGCAGCGCACATACGGCCTTGAGGACGGCGACTTGGCGGACGCAGTCCAACCAACCCAAGAGGGTAGAGCTGCTGATTTTGCGGAGTTCGATTTGACGGATGCAGGTTCGGTCATCGACGGACTCGCCCCCGATACAGACATTCTGAATAAACAAGGCGAATGGCTGACTGCCGTCCTAGTGGCCGAATTAAGTCGTGGAGAAACCGCCGAAAACCTGCTCGACCGTCTGTCCGCCGCCTATCCGAATATGGACGATACCGCCTTGCAAAACGAGTTGGCACGCCTGATTTTTCTTTCAGAATTGGTTGGAAAAGTTGAAGTAGCGCGGGAGATTAAATCGTGAACTCCGAAGATATTAAAGCCGTCTTCGGCATGAAGCCGGAAGCCGCCGTCGCCTATCTCAAGCAAAAAGGCATTGTCGTATCTTGGGACTGGCAGGATATGTTGGACGACGCGCACGCCACTGCCTTTACGGTGGCCAAAACCGCCAAAATGGATGTGCTCTCCGACATCTATTCCGCCGTTGTCGATGCCGCCGAACAAGGTCGTACGCTGGAAGAGTTCAGCCGCGAACTCGCCCCCGTCTTACAACGCAAAGGCTGGTGGGGCAGGCAGGAAATTAAAAATCCCGAAGGCGAAACCCAAAGCGTACAGCTCGGCAGCCCCCACCGCCTGAAAACCATCTATCTGACCAATATGCAGTCAGCCTACATGGCAGGTCGCTACGCCGAAATGATGGACTCCATTGACACACACCCTTATTGGCAGTACGTCGCCATCAACGACAGCCGCACCCGCGATACTCACCGTATGATGCACAACCGTGTCTATGCTGCCGACGACCCTGTTTGGGATACCTTATATCCGCCACTTGATTTCCGCTGTCGGTGCCGCGTCAAACCCCTCTCGCGCAGTGCGGGTGAGGGACGCGTCCAACCCCGCCCGACGCTCGAAACCATTACCGTCGATATAGGTTCAAATCCCTATACCGGCGAGGAGCGTTACGCACAACGAACCGGCATCCGCATCAACAACAAATTTATCGCCCCAAACGCAGGCTTCAATGCCAACCAAGGTAAATCCATGCTGTCCCGCATGGCGCAAATCTCCATAGACAAAGCACAGGCAACCCATCCGGACATCGCCCGTATCGCCATCAAGACCATGATGGGTAACCGAAAATTCAAAAACGCCCTAACCCCCGAATCATTGGCATGGGTGCGCGAATTACTGAGGGGCTGACCATGCTTGAGATTAAATTAGATGCAGAGAGGCTCGACCACGGTTTAAGTACACTGCTCAAAAACGCCACTGACACCCGCACCATGATGCGGGGCATCGCCACCGAGCTGCTGTCCATGACCGAAGAAAACTTCGAATCCGAAGGTTGGGGCGGACAGAGATGGAAACAAAGCCGGCGCGCCGCAGACGAGGGAGGCAAGACCCTGCAAAAAAGCGGGCAACTTGCCGCCAGCCTGACCACACAGGTCGGCAGCAACTATGCCCGCATCGGCAGCAACAAAAAATACGCCGCCATCCACCACCTCGGCGGTCAAGCAGGCCGCGGCCACAAAACCAACCTCCCCGCGCGCCCCTATCTCCCCATCAACGGCAACAACCAACCCCAACCAGACGCCGAACGCCGAATCCTAGACATCGCCATCGCCGCCCTCAAAAAAGGACTCTGA